ACGGAACAGAAACTACACTCACGGCAGATACTGACTATTTCGTTACAGGGCAAGACTTTAAGACACTCAACGTAACAGAATCGTTTAGGTATCAGCAATTAGAGGTTGACGTGACTGCGGGATATGGAGCGGCGAATGTACCAGAGTTGATTCAACTGGCTCTATATAAGGCGGTGTTAAGCAATTATGAGGACAGACAAGACTTGGTGGAAGGTTCAGCCTTCGCACTTCCAAATGCTTCTAAAATGTTGCTCAATCAATACAAACAGATAATTCTTTGAGAACTCGATCAAAAAATATAGGTAGGTTCAAACACAAGATCACCCTGCAATACCAGAGCCGGAGTTCCGATGGTGCGGGAGGGTGGACGAACACTTGGCAGGATGAAACTGCGGTATGGTCGCATATCGAGCCATTATCGGGACGTGAGGGACTCGAAGCCGAGCAGTTGACAGGAAATCAACAGTTCCGATTTATCATTCGTTACACGGACGATTTCAACGCCACACCGGATAATGACTACCGGATTAAATATGGAACGAGATTCTTTAATATCCATTCAGTCCAGGTAATAGACTTCGAGAATCAGTTCTTTGAGATATTGGCATGGGAGGTGTAAATGGCACGGGCTTATATTTCAGATTCAGAAATTAAAAAGGCACTTGGCAAAATTGATAAACTATCCGATGAAGCAAGGCAAAAGATCGGTGAGCAGATTCAATATAGTGCAAGAAACGTAGAGGCAAAGGCGAAATTAAATACTCCTGTTAATGAAGGACGTTTGAGAGCCAGTATTGATGTTGCCTATGAACCCTCTACATTGACGGCAGTAATAAAAGCCGGAGGTTCGGGTGCAAAAGGGCAGGTCAATTATGCTCCTTATGTAGAGTTTGGTACAAAGACGAAGGTCAGAGTTCCGTCAGGATATGCGAAATTCGCTTCACAGTACAAGGGAATAAGAGGTGGAACCTTCGCTGATTTGCAAAGAAATATCGCACAATGGGCAAAAGCAAAAGGAATACCAGAAGAGGCGGTATTTCCGATTTCAATGAGTATTGCTAAAAAGGGGATTCCGGCGCAACCATTTTTAATTCCTGCTTTTGAGGGTGAGAGGAAAAATCTAATCAACAAATTAAAACAGATATTTAAATGAATAACAATTACCCACGTTTTCAAGTTACAAGCGGATTCCAGGCGGTATCAGAGGCAGACTGGTTTTATGCTCAACCAGAGATCGCAGTTGACAGAGGAGATATTTATGTGGGCTTCGCAACTCTTTCCATTAACAACGGCGCTTCTTCTTATTTACAGATGAAAACAAACGGAGGTGATATTTACCTTTTGTCTTATGGAATTGTTACAGATTCAGCACGTACAACAGAAGAAATAATTGAAGCACCTACAATAACAGACGGAACAACTGCTCTTTCTACGATATACAATGCAAACCGTCAAAGTACAGATACTCCTGGATTCGATATTTACACAAACCCGACAAGTATTAGCGGTGGGACTATAATAGATAAAGTTGAGCAATATGAAGCCAAAAAGAGTTTGGGAGTTGCAGGTGAAGCCGGAAACATTAGATTGAAGTTCAAGAAATCTACCGATTATGTTTTGAAACTAACGAACGGCGACAACTCGCAAAAGAGTTATTTCGTGAAATTCTATATACTCGAATTATGAATCTACCATCAAAACTTTTGCAGGTGGCGTATTTTCAGGCTCTCAATGGGAATATATCCTACGGAGGTTCGAACGTTCCTATTTATGACGTAATTCCTCCTACGGCTGATTATCCATATATACTGCTCGGCTCACAACTCACAACCGAAACGAGTTTTAATAGAGATGTAAGGATTACAGAAGTTGTATTCGATGTTGACGTAGTGACTGGATTCGAGGGAGCGTTTGGCGGGAAGAGCCAGACATACGATATATCAGAGGATATAATCAACATAATTAGAAAGACTCCGGGAAACTATCTATCTTTAATGGGTTACAAAATGCTCACCGCAACGCTTGAATCTTCACTCACTTTGCAAGAGCAGGACGAAACGCATATTTTGTATATAAATAAACTTCGGTTCAGACACTTAATATCACAAGAATAATATGGCAACATTCAACGGAACAAGCCTTACTCTAAAAGTCGGTGGCAATGCAATCGCACAAGCGACATCTGCTTCTGTAACTCTTGATTCAGATACCATTGATGTATCTACAAAATCAAGCGGTGGATTTCAGCAGGTAATACAAGGTCAAAGATCAGGCACAGTTGATTTCGAGGGACTGGTAGATTTAAACACAGGTTCTACCGGAAACGCAAAGACAATCTACGATGCTTGGTATAATGGCTCTTCTGTATCTTGGGAACTTAACGATGGTTCATACAAGATTTTCGGAGATGCAGGATTCATTACTAACCTGACGATTGATGCACCGATGGAAGATGTAGCAACTTATTCAGGTTCAATTCAGATTTCAGGATACGTCAGCATAGCAGCGGTATAATATGAATATACTTCGTGGAGAGGTCGAGGTTTCGATTGGTGGGAAGCCTCGACTTGTTAAGTTCGGTCTGAATCAGATGGCGATTTATACAGACCGGCATAATTTAGAATTATCAGATGTTACAGGTTTCAATATCAAACAGGTTCGTGACTTGGTTTGGTCTGGACTTGTTGCAGGAGCAAGAAAAAGAGGGGAAACAATCGACTTTGACGAATGGCAAGTCGGTGACTGGATAGAGGAGATGAATCAAGAGGAATTTGATAAAATCATGGAAGCCTTCCAAAACTCCATTCCAGGTGAAGGCGGGGACTCAAAAAAAAAGTAGTATGGGATGATGTACTCGATGCCGGGTACAGAGTTGCCGGATTAAGTCCAGATCAGTTGTGGGATTTATCCTGGAAAGAGTTCGATCTCATTATTAAACACCACTCCGATCGGAGGGATGACGAGTATAACAGATTGAGAATACTCGGTACTTGGGTGCTATCTCCTTATAGTAAGAAAAAGGTAAAGCCGAAGGATTTGCTTAAATTACCATCTGAAACAAGATCGAACCCTTCGTTAGCAGAGGCACAACAAATTATCAGTAACTGGAATAAGAGATAATGGCAACCATCGCAGATTTGAAAGTCGCTTTTAGTGCTGACACTAAAAAATTACAGGACGGGATTAAGAACGCAGGGCAGACTGTTAAAAATTCCGGAAAACATATAGAAACTGCGTTTGGTGCGAAGGGTACACAGGCTATTGGAAGCACCACAAGTGCGGTTATTAACTTTAACCGTGTTATTCAAGATGCGCCTTATGGTTTAATAGGTATTGCGAATAACATTGACCCATTGGTTCAGTCTTTTCAGGGATTAAAAGCCAGTACAGGCTCAACAATGGGTGCATTAAAGAGTTTGCTTACTTCTGCCTTTACTGGACCGGGTGCATTAATTACAGTTACATCACTTGCTACAACTGGATTGCTTTTATTGAGCCGTAGAATGTCCGGCGCCGGAGAAGCAGGTAAAAAGGCGAAAGCGGGAGTCGAAGCCTTTACAGGAGCATTAGAAGATCAAATTAAAGCGATCAATGCCCTTGCTTATGGTGATTCAACGCAAGATCAATTAAAAGCGGCAGAGAATCAGAAAAGGATATATGAATCCTCACTCGCAGAGTTGGAGAAAATGCGAGATGTGAATCAAGAGATTGATTTTAAGACTGCTATTGCGGGAGGTAATACTACCGCTTTATTAATGGCGGGTATAAATAAGTTATTCGGAACGAGTATCAATCAAGAGGAGCAACAAAAGATTGTCACCGATGCTATCAATGGGATAAAAGAAAAGATACTCGAAACCGAAGGCAAGATTCTTGGATTAAGACTTACAGATAACTCTGAACTCAATAAGACGCTATCATTAGAGGAAAGAAGGCTCACGATAGCAAAAGCATTGGAAGATATTACTGGAAAGAAAACAAGAAGAGAACAAGAAGCAACACAGATTAAAGTAGAGCCTTTATTAAAAAATTTTGGTGGCGAATCATTAAAGAAATTTCTTGTAGATAACTACAAGGTAACAGAGGAAAAATTTGTTCCTGCTCTTGAAAAGGTAAATACACAATTCGGAAATATAACTGCAAGACAAGCGGCAATGATTCCGTTTCAGGAGAAATTAAACAATCAATTCATGTCGTTCATGGAAATTGGAACAATGGCTTCCAATATATTGGTAAGTGGTTTTGCGAATTTAGTACAGTCAGGACAAGATTTTGCTGATGTATTGAAAAATATCGGTCGTATGTTGGCTTCTACCGCATTACAGATAGCATTAAAAGCCTTTTTAACGGGTGGATTAGGTTTTGCAGGAGATGGATTTTTCGGAAAGCAAGGAGGGCTTCTTGGCACATTGGGAGGTATTCTTTTTCCAGGAGCCTCTGCAAGTGGGATGGCATTAATGAATCCAGTACCTGCATTAAATGGTCAAAATATAACAGTTGGCGGTCAATTCGTACTAAAAGGGACTGATTTAGTCGGTTCTATTACAAAAACTCAAAATAGCGTTCTCCGATGAGTTATGGAGTAAAGTACAGATGTACACACAAAGCCGAAACAAACGGCAATGTGACGACTTATGAAATTGAGATTCTAAAACTCAATTATACAGGCTCGATAACGGAGGTTATAGGTTGGGAGGAAACGTTTTTTTTAGAATACGACCGGGTAAATGTTCGGGAGCCGTTCAAGACTCCATTAAATAATGCCAGGTTAGAGTTTTATTTAGCGGTTAGAAATTCAAGCGATTTAACTGTACTTACCGAAATTTTTACGTCAGATGAAGATGAATATCAACTCCGGCTCAAACAAAACACAAATGTAATCTGGACGGGGTGGATATTAAAGGATTTATTACAATACTCGGAGGGTGATTATCCGTACAGAGGCACGATCATTGCGAAGGATTTGACAAGGCTCTCACAATACACATTCCCGTTAGCAGACGACCGTCAAAAATTGATTGTAACGATCGCTGATCTTTTAGACGATCTTGGGTTAGGGTTAGATATTTATACCTATACAAACTGGACAAATGATGCCTTCACGGGTTCGGATGACTTTCTAAACTTAACGTATCACGAAACACGGGCTTTAAGAGATTACAAAGAGAGCGGGGATGAGGACGACACGACTCAAACAAATGAGTTTTGGCTCGATGCGTTATTGAGGAATTTTGGCTTAATCATTAGACAGGCAAACGGAGCGTGGAGAATTTACCAGTTGTCGGGGATGACAGATGCGACTTCGATTGAGGAGTATAGATATAATTCAGCGGGGGTTAAGCAATCCGGGACAACGGCGGATTTAAGT